CACTGCCTTGCACTGTTTGACCTTTACCCATTACTAGGTTATTGCCAGAGCCTGACTCAGCAGAATACTGTGCATATAGTCCTCTAACAGCTAAGTCCCTCGTACTTTTATCAGGGGAGTTAACTGAAGTATTATAACTTTTCAATGCATCTGGAGTCAGGTTGGCCTTAGCAAACTCGGACATAGCTGCATAGTTATCTTGGCCTCCAGTAATTTCAAAGGCAGAAGCCTGAGCTTGTGCTGCTAATGCGTGTTGTCCGGCAATGTAGCTATCTACCGTAGCTCTATTGATACCTGCGTTTTCCAAGGCTTCATAAGAACTATCAGCTAGTTGATTGTTATCTGCATACTCTTTATTAAGAGATGCTAAGTCTAAGCCTGCGCTTTCTACAGCTTGTTCAGCTGTATCTGGTGTAGCCTCAGTTTGCTTAGGTGTTTGGGATTGTTTCTTTTCTAATTCATTATACGACTTAGCTAATGAGTCATAGTCTACTTTACCTGTGTCAGCGTTATAGAACTTATCTGGTACGCCTTCTGGTTTAGGTGCTACTTCTACATTATCAACAGCCATACCTTCAGCTGGTGCTTTAGCAGCATCATCTGCTAGCTTAATCATTGCTTCGTCGTGACCTTCAGGACTTGAAGCTTCATCCTTTCCTTCATATACTTCTTGGTGTAAATCTGCCATTCAATTGGCTCCCTATGTTAGTTTATCTATCTGTTCGTTTAGTGTTCTTACTTAGCTCAGTTACATCAAATTTCTTTTTCTTAGCAACTGCTTTAGCTGGTTTAGTTTGAACTTCTTCTTTTACTTCTTCTACGTCTGCTTCTTGGTAATCATCTTTCATTACATTGTTTCCTCTGGAGGTAACTCAGGCATTGCTTCACCTTCTACGCCTTGAGCTTGTTGTTGGAGTGAGGCATCGCCCATTGCTTTAACAGCGTTAGGTACCCCTGCTTTCATCATGTCAGCTTGTTGCATTTGTTGCTGTTGTTGCTGCATCTGTTGCATCTCAGCATCTAGTTCTTCTTGAGTCTTAACTAAGTCTTTAGAATCTATAGATAGAGCTGCTGCTCTACGCTTAATATATTCATCGACTTTGATATGCTTAGCTAAAGCTTCTGGTCCTAGGATTGCTAGTGATTGAGTAAACATATCTAGTTTATTCATATCATTAGTTCGGCCTAAGGCTTCTATACCTGTGATAATAATTGGCTCAACCATACCTTTAGGTAGTGCTGGTATCTTCTGCTCTGCAGTCATACGGGCCATTATCAATTTAGCAAATGGTAATTGAAACTCTGCACCTAGAACTGAGTAAATACCACCTAAGGTATCTTCTAGTTCGTTAGCTACATATCTAATCTCTTCTGCAGTTACACGTTCAGCTTGTCTAGTGACTGCTGAGTTAAGCATAAAGGCATAAGATAAACGCTCAATGATAGTCTGTGATGTTGACTGAGCTACTGAAAAGTCTCCACCCTTATCAACCTTAAAGGCTGTTACATCCTGAGCTGAACCTTCTACTACTGCTAAGTTCTGTGCCTCGGCTACAGTTCTCTTCCTTGTCGTACCGTTAGGTGATACAAAGATAAGAAGCTTAGCCGCTGCTGCACTACCTTCTACAATAGCTTTGGTTAATCCTTCAAGTGACTTAAGGTCACCAAGATATTCTTCTACATAAGAACGTCCATATGATTCACCGTCTACTACTATCAACCTTAGCGCTAAGAAAGGGTTCTTATCTTTTGCGTAAGAAGATTTTGTGGACTGAATTATTTGACCTTCTATCTCTTGTTCTACTTCCCACTTCTTATTCTCGTTATTCCATTTGACGTGGGTATAGCAAGTAATATCACCTGACTTCTCGGGGAGTTCAATCTCAGCGAGGACCTTGTCGGGTAGTGTATCAGGCGACATTGTCTCTTTAGTGATAATATGTAATACATTTCCTACTGCATCACGATCTACTACGTATCTTCCTAGAGGGTAGACCTTTAATGTCTTCTCACCTTTAGGGAAATACATAAGTGTATTACCACCAACTATTAAATGCTTTAATGCTTCAAAGACCTTAACTCTTATTTGGCTAGAGTTAACTTCTTTAAGGCATCTAGTTTCTATTTCTACTAATGCTTCTTCTGCTTCACCCTTAGCTGCACCAAGGTCATCTAATACTTTGTTATCTACTGATAATCTAAAGAATGATTGGTTAGCCGGTAACAATGATAAGAGCAATTTACTCGCAATATTGTTCACACCCCTAGCACCTACGCCTTGATACGGTGTAGGAAAACGATACGTCCCACCTGTGTTGGGGTCAGTAGCTGAATACCACGGTATTAACGTAGGTATTGTAAGCTCTGAACAATCTCGAGCTCTTTGTAAGAACGGTGAGCGGTAGGTTTCTAGCTTACTGTATAAGCCAGCTACCGTTGAGCCTTCATACTTTCCTTGCTCTTCCATATTCTAATCCTTATAAGGGTATTGCTAGGCCTGTGTCATGAGTCTTAAGACTAGACTTGCCTTGTTTTTTTGAGGTTGTTGCTGACGCCATTGACATATCATCCAGCTCTGAGCCGGGGTTAAATACTGCTTCTTGCTCGTCTAAGTCAGCTTGTGCTTCTATATCCTGAGCTACGACTGGCGGAGGTGCAGCAGGCATTGATGGCGGTTTAGGCGCTAACATTGATGTACACATATTACGGTTCCTTGTTCTTGTTTAGTAAAGTAGGAAGCTCTTGGTCTTCCTCCCCATGTTCTATTGATGATTGAAGAAGGTCTACTACTGAACGTTGGCCGGCTTTATACCAGACTTCACGGTCAGTATCAGTTAGAACAGGGTGCTTCCTTGGAAACACCTTGTCTAAATCTTCAATTAAATCAGTACTATACTGTTTAATCTTCATTATCTTCCTTAACTCTGTGGATTACTTAACTGGACAAGCGCCACCTTCACACTCTTGGGACTCAATTTCTCCCTTAGAATCTGATTCGTCTAGCTCTATGTCCTGTAATCCGTTGTTATACTCTTCCCAGACTTCTTTACTTACCACTTCTTGTGGTAGATATAGATAGCCTAGGTCCTCTGCAGTCTTAGTAGGATCTGCTCTAAATAGAAAAGATACACCTACGTATATATCCCAGTTATGTAGTAACCAGTCTATAATGTCAGGCACTTCGTCTACTGAATAACTGATTGTGCAGCTAACATTCTGCTGACAATAGTTAACCTGTAGTAACTTGTATCTCTCTAGCTGGTCTAGGGCTGACTCAAGGTTAACCTCTATTCCATCTACTACATCAAACTCTACATCCTCCCACTTAACCGGGAACCTAACTAAAGTACCGTCCGGGTCATTTGGGTTATCAAAGACTTTATATCCTGCTGCTCTACATTTATCTAACAGTGGGTCATGCTTACTGAAGTTAATGTTGTTAAAGATATATTTGCCTAGCGGTTTATGTGCTCCCTCTGTTGTGTCCATTACCTTGCTCAATGTCCCCGAGGGTTTCACTGTGCTTACATTCTGAGGACGTGGTAACCCAAGCTCGTCAGCCATACTATAAGCGCCGTGAGTTGCTGCTCGCTGAAGGCTTTGGTAATCGTACGCTCCCATGTCTGGTCGTTTCGCCACACCCGTAATGCCGACTCCACAGAGTCTGAGGAAAGCGTTATTAAGATGCCACTTTTCTTGCAGTACGCCGTCAAGTAAATTCGTACAGGTTTGTCTGTAGTTTGCACGTCCAACAATGTATATAGCTCGCTCGAGTCCAAGTTTGTCCCCCTTGAATTTACCTAGATCCAAATCAAAAAGATTACAAAAACTGGAATTTCCGAGCAAAATTTCACAACATGGATTAACTCCGGAGAACCACGGTGCACGGGCGGTTGCGGCAGCTTGGTTTACAAAGCCGGGTTCGCTTCCACCTGAGTCCACCATCATCTTGAATATCTCTTCAAGCTTTGATTTACTAGGTTTAGTTTTAAATAGTAGTGAGTTGTTTGACTGCGCTCTCTGGATATTCTCTTCCCAGAAGTTACGCTTAGCTGTAGCAAACTCTTCCCACTCAGGTTCATCTATAGAGAACAGAGCTATCTCAGCTGAACGCCTAGAAGATAAGACTGTACCTAACCAGTTAACTATATCTAGTATGTTCATTCTAGTTAGTAGTGACCCAGCTCTAGTATTCATTATCTTACAGATAGCTACGTAAGCTTTAGCAATAGCATCATCACCTGAGCTTATCCAACCATAGCCTTTGAGTCTCTCACCGGCTGGTCTTATCTGACTGAAGTCTAAGACAATCTTATCTGCCGGATGCTTCATAGCTAGTATCTTACCGATAGACTTGGCCCATGCTTCAGCACTGTCGCCTACTTGTAAGGTCCATGTCTTTGTCTTTTTATTCCATGTATCGGTATTCTTTTCTTTACCACCTTTAGTTGTTCTCTTACTACGGATAACCTCAATGTCTTTAACTGCATGAGTGAATCCGTTTAAGCTACCGATGATAGGTCTGAAACCTACGCCACAACCTTGTAGTAATAACCATAAGATATCTACTACATCGTATACTGATTCAACGTGAGTAAAGCTGCAGTTAAACTGACTGGCCTCTCTCTTCTTAGCTGTATC